CCTCAGCGTTTGCTAACCTATAATACCTGAAATGCTCATTCCCAATAGCACCATAGGCACTGTTAAGAGATATCTTCTTTGCCATCTGTATATTATTACATCTAGCAATCTCCTTAGTCAGTTCAATAGAAGGATTCTTTTCATACTCTTGCTTCGCTTTGATCATCTTCTTCTTGAAGATGACCCTAGAGTCATACATCTTCTGCATCATCAATGGTAAGAAACCATGCTTATCTTTACTGTACTGTGCTCCATTAGCACACACAGCAAACTCACCATCTATCTCAGTCTCTTTCTTTAAGATCCCTTCAACGCTCGCACTGGGATGGCGAACCTCTCTGAGGGTTTCTGGGGAAATATTATATTGCATAATAAGATGAGGATACAGGCTGTTGAGGTCAAAATTAACAACCCAATCATAGAATCCTGGTTTCGGTTCCTTGACATAAGCACCTGCATACTTCTTTGTTTTATCGTTTTGTGTCTTAGGAGGAATAGCAATGTTCCTCTTCAACAGTTCCACATAGATATAGTTATCCCACATGCGAACCTGACTGAACACATCTTCATAATTTACCTTAGCATCATATGCCATGGTGTATGCAAGTTCAATCAGTTTCATCTTATCGTCTAGTTTATCGACAAGACGAACGTCATGAATATTATACTCAATAAATTTCTGCCAATCGTTCTCGTAGAACTCTTTGAATGTATCAAACTCAGAGTGATCTAGTTTCTTCTCATTTAGTTCCACATTGCAGATGTGGTCTAAACGATAGGACTCTTGGTTTGTATAAGTGAATTTCCTGTATAACTCAAGGTAATCTAGACATGAAATACCAAGAGTATCAATAGCAAATTGTTTACGACCTTTAATAAAGATCTCACGTTGTGATACCAATCTCCATGGAGAAAGAAGTTTTACAAACTTATCACCAAGTACACGATCAATACGATTGTGTATGTATGGCATATCAAACAACTGTACGTTCCATCCTGTAATAACATCAGGATAGTTCTCTTGCCAGTATGAAAGAAATGCACTAAGCATAGCATCTTCAGACTTGAAGTGCATGTAATCCACCATAGGATCTGTATTATTAAATGCTCGTGCTCCGAACACAGTAATACGACCAGTGAAACTATCTTTGATTGAGATAGCAAGTATCTCCTGATCAGCAGATTCTATATCAGGAAATCCATTCTCAGCAGCAGTCTCGATGTCAATAGTAAAGACACGGATCTTGGTGCTATCAAATTTAATCTGATCTTCTGTATGCTGTTCAGCAATATACTGATACAAGAACCTAGAGTTCCCGTATATTTGAAAATCTTCTACTTCCTTATACTGTCTTACAAAATCTCTTGCCTCAGCAATTGATCCAAACTTATGAGGTTCTACACAATCTCCTTCTAGTGTACGCCATTCTGAATAATTCTTTGTAGGCAGATACATCGTGGGATTAAAAGGAACCCTCACATTGTACCTATTACCGTTCTCATAACCACGGACAAGCAGACGATTACCTGCTTGCTCTACACTAGTGTAAAAATTCATTCAAGGCATTCAATATAGCGAGCAAGAACTGTCTTGCTAGGATTGGTCACAACAATTAAATCAGAAGACCTAACGTTGAATTCACGTTCAGAAGAATGTTCTGCCCATGGAACCAGTTTACCTTCATAGTCTACCAGATAAGGTTCAACCATCCAGACATCAGGGTCACCTGGTATAGTGTCCCCTTCAACTGGTTCTACTTGAGCAATGATCCATTCATCATGCAGTTTCAGCAGGTTCGCTGTTATCTCCATTAATTTGTTCCTCAGTAAAGAATAGATCTTTTTCAGTAATATTATACTGTGCTAATTCAGCAACATAGTTGGTAAGTATTCCATCATCAGGGAATGTTACACTAACTATATGTTCTCCATTCACTTTAAATTCTTGAATAGGAGTATATGGGCACCAGCGAGAATATGTGATGGGGATAGTACCATCTTCATTTGCTGTACCCAATGCAAGGACAAAAGGATATAACATCTTATATCCAACTACTTGCTCATTTTTGTCTTTGACATCACCAAACAAACAGAGAACTGTTTCTTTAGTCGATAACATCACCAGTCGAATATTGTGGTTCGTCCGTAATGGTGGAGGAGTTTGTTTCGTCTGCTCCTGTGGTGTCTCGGTCATTTTGTCCGTATACCTCTCGTTTTTCAGTAATTTTGTTTTTGTATGCTTCTTCCAATCCTTTCTCAGGATTGCTGATAGTCATCACACTATCATAAGGGATCTTAAATTGCCAGTCAGAAGAGTATGGATTCCATTTACTAAACCTGATCTGATATTCTGCACCTGCTGCTTCTGTTAGAAACTGTGGTGTAGAACCATCCAGTTGTAGGACATATGGTTCTTCCATGAGAAGACAGATACCTTTACGGTCTGCACCTTCCTCATCGAAGATCTCTTTCAACTCAGCAATGACACGATCACCAGTCTTTAGTGTAAGAATAGATACTGCCATAGTCAGAATGAGTTTGCTTATATTTTACCATTAAAAAAGGGCACCGTCAAGTGCCCCTTGATATTTTATTTAGAACCACTTCTTACGCTGTTGTTTTTCGGGTAGTTCTTTCTTTAGAGTAATGATCAATAGACCATCCTCAAATTCTACTTTCTCAACTTCCACGTCATCTGACATTTGCCAGTTGCGTTTGAATGCTCTCGCTGAGATTCCTTTATGTGAATACTTTCGTTCTTTATCTTCTGCCTTGAGTGCAGAGACTGTTAGAACATTTCGTTCAGTTTCGACTTCAATATCTGCAGTTCTAAATCCTGCAAGAGCAACCTCAAGTATGGTTCTCCCATTGTTTCCGTCAACCACATTGTACGGAGGGTAATTAGATCCACTACCTGCAATAGCTTCAAGTCTACTGAATGTTTCATTAAGTCCGATTGAGTATGGGTTATATGTTTCCCAGTTAATGCTTACCATTGTCCTATAAAAGCGACGTTTACTAATGCGACCCCTAAGGCATCGCAATAGTATTTAATCATTATGATATTAATTATACAAGTCGGTCTCTACGAATTTACGATTCGGTTTTCTTCCTACCGATATTATACTTACTTTCTAATGTCCAATCGTTCTTCTCTTTAAATGAAAGAACTTTAATCTGGTTCAGTGGTGCCAGATCAGAAATTTGTTCTACATTTACTACACTAAGAAGTCCCCAATCACTCAATAGTTGTACAATACGATTACGACGTTGTACATCATTCAATGAAAGATTTGTTTTCTTTCCATCAAGTGCGAACAGTTCTTTAAAATGAACTATGTAATACTTACCTTGCTTATGAAGGATATGACATGATTGATAGATCTTTTTTTCTTTACGTGATGCAACACCAATTCTTGTTAGTGTCTCTCTCACTTTAAGAAAATCATCTGGTTCACCGAGAACCACTTCTACCATATCAGTTTGTTTCCACTGAATTTCGATAACCTCATCACTCATTGTCTGCCACCTTTATTTAATATTTTTGCAATGTGATCTAGTTGATCCTTGGTGAGAATTCTAAGAGCTTGCAGAGCCTTATCGTCATTATAACCATAATACTCTTTTACTAACTCAAGATAATCAATAGAATCTTTACGTGTCCAAGGAGAGAAACGCTTCCTTGGCTTCACACTATTTAGTAAAAAATCATACTGAAGCTTGTTTGGTAGATGAGAATTCTTATTCATCTCATTAACAAACAAAATAGTATCAGTGAATGATGACAGACATTTATTTACAACAAAAGCAGGATACTTCCTAACAGCATCCTTATCATCATCTAGTATATTCTTTTTGGATTGATTGATTGAGTAAAGATAGTCTTTCAGTTGGTACATTATTCCAGTGGCGGATTACTCCGCTAATAATAAAACAGTTAGTGACGAGATAAGATATGAAAATAACAGAACGTACCAGAACAACGTAGCTGTCGTAGGGTTCAGTCTTTTCGTCAGAGAAACTACCCAATGCATACTTCCATACTCTCCATAGTTTAGTCATTTAAAAACAGCGGTGACACTAACGACTCTGGCGTTAGGATTTCTTGCAAGAGCAACCTCACGTGCTTCTTGGTAGTTGCGACAAACAACATCTTCTGTAAAGACTGTTCCAGCGACATAGAGTTTAACTTCGCACTTCATAATTTGTTAGGACTAATTCCTTTCGTGATGCTTGATCTGTATTATAGCACCCCACAGACCTCATGGTGTAAGTGTGTGCAAATTCTCCAACTGACCACTCCTTGAAACGATCCTTAACAAGTTGGGAACTATTATATGATATTAACATAGGAGATGTAAAGGTATCACAATCAGAAGCAAAGTGATCATGATCAAATCTCTTATGCATATCACCTTTCTTACCATAAAGATTATCCTTTATATCATAAGGAGGATCTAAGTATGAAAATACATCTTTCTCATCTGTCAACATTCTCTCATAAGAAAGATTTGTTATTGTCCAACTCTGTATCAATTCCTGATATCCTGTAAGTTTTTCAATGCCACGTACTGAGAAGTTGGAGTCTGATGCCTGTGCAGAAAATGATGAAGACTCAGTGAGACCACTGAAGCTACACTTATTAACGATATAAAAAGCGACGGCACGAGCAAGGTTAGATTTTTCTTTGTCATTAATAACATCCTTCATTTCTAAAAACAAACATCTTGCTGAGTCTTGGTTGCAATGTACTGCCTTAAGACTCATCAATTCTTTCTGTAGATCTACACCATTGTGTTGTAGTTCACACCAGAAATTATAAAGAGGTTCATATAGATCATTGACCCATACCTCAATGTGAGGATACCTCTTTGTAATTTCTAATGATACAGACCCACCACCTAGAAAGGGTTCACGAAACTCTCTTACATTAGAAAGGTCTGGAAGATACTGTAGTAACTTTACTACTGCTCTGCTCTTACCACCAGGATAGCGGAGTGGAGTCTTTAAGGATTTAATACTCATCTAAAATAAGGTTTCTGGAAACTAATATTAAAAGATAAACTTATTCTATCATCATTTGTCTGATTTGCATAGACCCCATGCTGCAAATAACCAGGAAACAATAAAATCATTCCTGGTTGTGGAGTGATCTTAAGTGACTGACTAATATGATTATACACAAATGAACTGGTCATCTGTGGTACAGGAGATTCAACAAAGAACTGTCCTTGATCACCTTTTACTTTGTGATAGTACACACCAGCAATTTCATGATGGGCATGACTATGAACGTGTGCATACTCATTTTTACCAAAACGTGATAACCATGAAGATACTATAGTATAGTTTGCACCAGCACTATATTCCAAAGACTCATGAAATTTAATTCCTTGAAGATAATAACCAACATGTTTTTGAATCTCAGTTCTAGTCTGCTCCATATATGTAATTGGATTTTCTGCAAACGTAACATCAGATAATTTGTGATTATTTCCCCAATCTGGATGATAGTTAAAATCAGAATTCTCAACCAACAAATCAACTTCTCCTTTAATGTCATCATAGTTATCTACGGTGGCATAATAAAAAGGTGTCGGGTATAGATTATCTATTGGCATCGTTGTTCTTTGGATAGAAATAAAGTTCTTGTTTTTGTTCCTTCGATGGTTTAGTCTTTGGTGCTGATTTGGTCGTTGGTTTACGTAAACGAGAGTTAGCACCCTTGATGTTTACATTCTTCCAGTTCATACCATTAGAATACTTATTGTCACTTGGGAGTTTAGTAACAGTTTCTTCAAGATCAACCTCTTTCTCATAATCAATCATCAAGTCTGGTGAGTGCATAGAGTACATAGATTGACCCCACTCTTTCTGTAGGAACTTAGTTGGTCTCTCATAACAATAAAGTTGATTCAACTCTTTGTCCATATAAATCTTTATCTTATTTGCCGCAATGAATTCCCAACTAAATTCTTTGAACCATAAGTCTAGATCTACGTAAGCATCATTGTACTCTTCATCAACCTGAGTTCTAATCTCATTCTTACCAAAGGTTGATTTTGACTTTCCTAATTTCAGATAGTAACGTGTTTTTTTCATTTCCAAGATTCCTTAATGATTTGAACTACATGAGAGAAGTCTCCTGTGTAAGAAGCTTTCCCTAAATTAAACACTCTAAGAGTTAGAGCAACATTATCAAATGTGTATCCTTTCTTATTCTCCAATCTATCTACAGATATTGCTAATGGATGTCTTGTTATGTAATTGTAACTTTCATCCAAAACAATATCAGACCAATGACATTTACCATCTTGATCTTGAAACTTCCTGATCAAATCATCAGGAGTAAGTTCAATGTCTTTGACAGTTAAACCTTGACCCTTATTCTTTCTAGCAGCATTTCTGGTCTGACCAAATCTGATATTAGATATCAATTTTTTTGCTGTTTCTAGTTTCATTAGAATGGTTGATAAAAAGGATTCTTTATTTCAGGATGAACAAAGTAAGATTTACTATAAGGTTTTCCATCTTTCATACCATGCTCATGTACAGGAACCATAACCCTATGTTCAATAAAGGTTGCTTGATGAGGTGGCATTGGTGGTAGATGATATGCAAATGGCATTAGTATAACCCTCGTCGATCAAAATCTCTACCAACTTCAATTTCAATAGAATCAAAGACTCTATTCAATGATCTGGCAAATGATCTATATCCAGAACCAACATATAGTTGTCCTAGTAGAACTGTTCCTGTTGCTACACCCCAGAAGATGTAATAGAATTTAGATTTCACTTGGTTTCTTAGTTTTTCTTTAGTAATCATTTGAATTCACAACTCATCATAATTTCGGTTAGACATGCAAGCATGTTAATTTCCTGATCGGGAACAACAGCAATGTCACGCATATATTTGGCGATGATAAGAACTGCTTCAGGGATTGAAGCAGGTTTCATAACACTATAGATGTTATCATAGACCTTACGCATCACCATACTAGGATCATTGTCCATGTGTTGAACTACCCAGTTCTTGACATTAGTAAACTCTTTCTTCTTCAACGACGAAAGCAAAGAATCAAGATTAACATCAGCAACATCAACGAGAATAGCTGAGTCAATGGAGCCATTAGCAGCATAGCGTTGACACTCA